GTTTTTTCCAGATCATTACTTAAGTCTTGAAGGAAAACTACATATATCACGTGAATTATTTAAATTTTCTAAAAATTAATTAAAGTAAATATTTCTTATACAAATTACATATTGATTGTTTTTTAATCAAAAATAATTTGAATTTCTAACGTTAATGTCATTAACTTGTAACGTTTTATATAGAGATCATTTATTAAAAATTATAATTTAAAGGTGGACTTCACTAAATTTTATTTATTTCTTAATTCCATTTCTTTTTCTTGTGCTGCCTCTAACTCTGCGAAATTCCGATCATACTCAGCCTCTTGCTCTTCAGCGGTTTTCTGCTGATGTTCATTTACTTCACTTATAGCCCTTTGTTCAATTGAGCTCCAATAGCATATTTAAACTAAGGGCTTTTTCAATTTCTATTGAAACTGTCAGAATTTTTTAGTTTTGAAAAACCCAAGCGAACACTCTACAGAAGAAACGCGTAAATTCCGACCAAACACACACTGACCAGCGACAAGTTATGACTTCCCCTTATTTATCCACAGAATTTTAAATTTGAAAACATTTTAGGCCAAATCTAAAATACAACTTGAATATGTTACAAATTCAAGTGATAGCCATGAGCCATTCAAACCAAATCATCGAAATTAAGAATCACCTCAGGCGTGATTTATTCTCAGATGTATCTTCAATCCTAGTGATACAGCCTTCTATGCGTATGGCTATCACTGTCGCAATAGAAAAAATTTCAGCAGGTTTCCCTTCCCCAGCCCAAGATTATATCGATAAGAGAATCGATATGAATGAGCACTTGATTGGTAATGAATGCGCAACCTTCATTGTGAAAGTTGGCTCACTCTCAATGAAAAACGCTGGTATTGATATTGATGATGAGCTGATTGTTGATAGAAGCCTTGATGCTAAACATGACGATATTGTGGTTGCATTAATCGATAATGATTTCACAGTAAAAAGATTAAAAATCGAACCAGAAGGAAGCTGGTTAAAAGCAGAAAATCCTGAATTTGAAGACATCCACTTATTTGATGGTCAACAGTTGATCATCTGGGGCGTTGTTACTTTTATCTTGAAAAAAGCTAGAAAGTAATGAAACACGAAAACAAAGTATTTGCATTAGTTGACGTAAACAATTGCTACGTCAGCTGTGAGCGCATGTTCAATCCAAGCTTGAGAGATAAGCCAGTTATTGTCTTGAGCAACAACGATGGTTGCGCCGTGGCTAGATCCAACGAGGCCAAAACACTTGGAATCAAGATGGGTGTTCCCCTATTCCAAATTAAAGATATTGTTCAAAAGCATAATGTCCAAGTGCTTTCCAGCAATTATGCACTCTATGCTGAAATGTCCCGCCGTTTTCATAAAATACTTGGCGAATATGTCACTGAGGCTGAACAAGAGATTTATTCTATTGATGAATGTTTCTTAGATCTCACTGCTTACTACAAAAATTATGATTTAACCAAGTATGGCCAAGACATGCGACAAAAGATTCTAAAATGGATTGGCCTACCTGTCTGTGTAGGGATCGGTAGATCTAAAACTGAAGCAAAGATCGCTAACCATATCGCAAAAAAGAACCCAAGCTTTGACGGCGTATGTGATTTAGTGAATATGGATCTGTGTAATAAAGAAGATTACCTTGCGAACATCGATGTTTCTGAAGTATGGGGTGTCGGACGTAAAATATCGAAGAAGCTTCAGACAATGGGCGTTAATACAGTGCTTGATTTAGCGAGCTCAGACCCACGTGAGATGCAGAAGCGATTTTCTATTGTGATGGCAAGAACAGTTGCAGAGCTTCAAGGGATCTCATGTATTGAGGTTGAGCACACACCTCCAAGCAAGAAACAGATTGTAGCCAGCCGCTCATTTGGATCTCGAGTAACAGAGCTAACTGATTTAAAAGAAGCGATCTCGATGTATGCTCAAGATGCATGCACTCGGTTAAGAAGTGAAGACCTGCTATGTGGAACCATCATTGCCTTTGTTCAATCCAATCCATTTGATCCAACTGTGCCTTTCTACAATAAGTCAGTCAGCTATACATTTCCTGAGCCTACAGACTTTGCGCCTGAATTGGCTAAGGCTGCTACATTGATGCTGAACCATATCTACAAAGAAGGGATTAAATATAAGAAATGTGGCGTGTTGTTGACATGTTTAGAGCCTAAAAGTGGACACACATACGACTTACTCACGGATTTTGATGAGATAGAAAAGAAAGAAAGGCTAATGAAAGCTATGGAATGTGTTCACCAGAAATTTGGCAAGAAAAAGATTGGGATTGGGCCCTGTTTTGTCCCTAATAGAAATTGGTCAATGAGTCGGGATAAATTGAGTAAAAATCCTTTCAAATGGGATGAATTATTGATAATAGATTCTTAGTTAAATGTATAATCACCACTTTTACTAAGGGGAAATATATGGCCTGTTATCATTATAAAGATTTTTTTTATTGTTTGGATTTAAAAATCTTTATCCCACTTATTGGCCCTCTTTTGACGCTTCTTTTGGGTATTATGGCTTTACCTTTTATAGAAAGGTTTAAGAAAAGGATTGAAAGAATAAGGCTATTAAAAGCACTTAGAGAAGAGTTAAGCGATGAACTAATTTATACTGAAAAATCTTTTTCAATGTTGATTACCACATACCAAAAAACCATTAAACTGGTAGATGGTGAAAAAGTAGAAATATATAATACTTCTCAACCAGGTGTGTTAACTTTATATTCAGTTAGCAATCTATTGGAGAATCACTTTGAAAATCTAGATTCAGAGGTTCGGCAGTCTCTTAAAAACTTAAAGGAGAATATGGATTTCTTAAACAATTTAGATGAAAAATTACATGATATATATAAAGAAAATGTGCGGGAAATGGATACTCAGGAAAAGATAAAAAAAGAATTGAGTTCATACTTATGTTTATTACTTATACATAGGTATAGTATTACCCATTTAATTGATATTCTAAGATACAAAAAATCTGAACTCAAGAATTATAGAGATCTAGAATATCCAGAAGCAATATCTACTCAGTTAATCAAAATTAACCGACCTGAACTACAACCTATTTTTAATTTTGAATTTGAATAGCTATAAAATCTCGTACTGCAAAAACACTAGTAGCATATTGATTTTTAATTATGTGTGCTGTGCATCCTGAAAGTAGGAGACACAGCACTGTGACAAGCGTTTTGTGCCAGAAAAACCACCTGAATTAGAGAGCAAGAATGTCGACTATGTTTTCGATAGTGAAGATAAGTTTGAATTAACTTATGATGAACTTTTAGAAATAATTGGAAAGGCTAGATTGGCTGGACCGCAACTTATACCAGTGCTTGGTACCGTAGGTGAATAATGAAAAATGATATAGTTTGGAAGACAACTTGTATTGCTGGGGTATTCGTTCTAATTTTCTTAATAGTTATTTTTACAGCAATATACTCACATTGGGGTGATCAAAATTCTCAAGCTTTGAAAGATAGTCTATCTACAACCTCGGGGATTTTTGGAGGATTAGCCACTTTAGTTGCAGCTTGTGTTGCGGCATATCTATTTAATGATTGGAAAGTTCAAAAGAAATATGAGATTGTTTCAACATTAGCTTTAGAAGCACATAGAGAATACATTTACGCCAAGGATAAATACCATTTCTTTTTATTTCAGCATATCTATGGCACCCCTGCAATAACCTATAAAGAAGTAGATGATGATTTTTTTAAGGTAATTGCTAAGCTGAACTTATTAGATGCAATTTTGGATCGTTTTAAATTTGGCATTAGAATCAATTCTGAGATAAAAAGTACTTATACTGAGGGTTATTGCAAAGTTCCCAATCACTATAGACGGGTAGAAAATTTAAGGGGTTATAATGGAGATGATTTGCAAATTATTTTTAATAACGCATTTGAAAAAGATCAAGAATTGTTTAAAAAACTATTAGATATAATTGAAAAGGTTGAGGATAAAAATTAACAGAAAGCCCTCATCAGAGGGCTTTTACACATATCCCAACATGAATATTATTGTTAATAGTATGTGCTGTGCATCCTGGTAAAAGACACAAGATACAGGCGCCCATGATCAATGAAACCACTGAGCGCCTGCAGTGATAAATTACTTTTTTAAGAATAGTTCACGCTCTGCAGCACGACGGCGTACCAAGCCTTTCATAACTTTACCACCACCTTTATTCCATTGGGGAAACTGATCTGCTGCACCCATAAAATCACCGGCATTTAATTTTTTCAACAAAGTTGAATCCTTAAATGCCCCCTCGCCAATGTTGTAAGTCAAACTGACTAGCGCATCAAACTGATTTTGAGTAATCGTTACCTTTACAACTTGATTCACGGTAGCTTCAAAGCGTCTCAAATCATGTTGAAAAAAGGACATTGCTTGCGCTTTGGTACAGCTATCACCTCTTTTCACTTTAATGCCGTTTGGATAAATCGTAGTGCCAAATCCAATGGTCCAAACTCCCACACCATCGTCATAAGCTGTAAGTACCAGATCTTCAAAACTGGTGATTAAGTTGATACCTACTTGACTGGTTTTCATCCCACTAGATTGGTATTCATCCAGAATTTCACTAAATCGATTAACTTGGCTTTGTGTGAGCTTGCCACCTAATAGTTCACGGGCAATGTCAAAGAATGCTTTGCGGTTCATGTTACTTTCCTTTTGAAAATAAAAAAGCGCCGAAAGGCGCTATGGGAAATGAGATTAAAAAAAGCCCCTAAAGGCTTTTTTCATACTGATTAAGTATTTACATTTTTCTAGTTTGCTTAAGGTTCTCTAAAGCAACCTTGACATCATTGTTTTCATTGTTTGACTTGAAAACATACATTAAGAATTCTTCAAGTATTACAATTTGTTGTTCAACAAAAAATTGTAATACTTTTTTAATCAAATCGGGATTGTTAGCTCTTCTTAATCGGGTAAGCCACCATGTGAAGCTATTACTATATAAAGAGTCTGCGTCACTTAAGTAATGCTTCATAATGGCAGGAGTGTAAAATAAATATGCCTGAGGAGCTAAATAACTGAAACCTGTAAAGTGCATATTTAGATATAAAGATGGTATTTCTAAAGGGTTGCTAAATCTATTAGCCATCTTCCTTTTTTCTTTAATTGCTTGAATTGCCTCTTCCTTATCCGCTGCAAGCCAAGCACATGTTTCAAAAAAACCAAGTTCCTGACTCGCCCATTCCTCTGCCGTTAAATTAGAGTCTGGATGTTGTTTATCAAAATACCAATAACTTGTATCCGCATAGTCTTCTTCGGCAAGCGTATAATTATCACCTAAAGTAACATCCTTAAACTCTTGCTCAATTAGCTGTAATAAATTTTCATTTTTCATTCTATTGTCCAAGTACACCTAAAAATGTATTGCATTCAGCAGCAGTAGCTTTAGCTTTTATTGCCTCATCCAAATGCTCTGGATCTTGAGGAGACCAACAAGCATTCTCTTTATCACGTGCTGCTCCAAGCTCTGAATATGCTTTATATCTTGTTAATAATTGGCTGGAATTCATTGCAACTGAACACTTATTCAAGCCAAAAACTATTTCTTTTGCAAGAACAACTCGGCTTCTTATGGGTGACCAAGACTCTCTAGAACAAATCCAACAACTTCCATTATTGGTTATCCCGCTAGGGCAGTTATTTTTATAATTATTATCTAAATCCTGAACAACCGGCTCAGCTTGTTCAACATCATTAAGAATATTTTGTGCAGCAATATTTGTCGCTACTTGTGCATCTAAACTACCTGAATCAGCGTTTGTAATGACTTGTTCTGCCACGGTTTCTAGAGGGAGTGACTTTTCTTCACTTGGCAATATTTTTTCTTTGATCACAGCATAGTCGCCAACAAGTTCTCTAGTTTTTGTTCTAAAACTAATTGCCGTGCATGTAAATCTTCTGAAATCTGCCCATGCCCAATTTGTTAATACACAATTGTAATCACTCCAGTTTGAATTACCTATTTTTGCATCATTATTAAGTTTATTTTCTAAACACTTCGTAAAGTTTCCATCCAGAACTCCAATACATGCTCCGCTAAAATAGTTATATACAACTTGTGCTGACGATTTATATTTAATACGGCTGTTCTCTGGATCCATTACCCAATCAATTGCCCCAAGCAACTGATCTACCGCAACACTTAAAGCAATACCAGCCAAACCACCCTTTAATACATTAGCGACTTGCTTTGCATTAGGCGTAATTAAAGCTGCAGAAACAGTAGAACCTCTTGAAGCCTCGATTAATGTTGAAGCCCCAACAGTTGTAGAGTTAGTAACTGTCCAACCAGCTAATGGTGCAATTGCTCCCATAGTCTGCGGTGGAGCTGCAAATCGATAATTCGTAGCTGTTAGTACTGCTTCTTGAGTATTTTGTGATGTACTTACTTGTGTATTAGTTTGAGTTGTATCGCTTTGGTTATTATCACCACACCCCGCCAGCCCTAACAACATTGCTAATAAAAATAGTTTTTTCATTTATTCCCCCTTATTTTCAAATAGTTTATTTTACTTTTTAGTTAAAAACCATGAGAAATTATAGTTAAAAGCCGTCCTAAGACGGCTGTTTATAGATTGTGTATTTAACTATCCTTATCTTTCTTCTTTTCCTGTTCTGAACTACCGAAGTAGAAACCGCAAGCCGTGGTCATTGCTCCAGCAATAAAACCTAAGGCCGTGTTGATCAAGTTGCTGTTTTCACGTGGCATATCGACAAAAAATAATGCGATTACCAGAACAAACATTAAAGCAACCAAGGCAAAGGCCAGATAAGCCCGAGTTTGTTCACTTGTCATCAAATTCCCCTTTTAATCGTTCTTTAGTTTGCTCATATTGCTTCTTACGCAACTGGTGGATTTCATCGGCACGCTGGTTCTCTTTACGTTTGTAATAGAGATTTAAAATGAATGTTGCCACGGCCACTACAACACCAAGTACCGCCATCCAATCAATTGAAGCCCACCAAGACACCACGCTCACCCCTGCACTTGTGTATGTTGTATAACTAAATTTGGTTGCTGTTGCTGCTGCATTTGCTGCAGCCTCAACAGCCCCCTGCTTTTCTGTCATGTCGTTCTCCAGAATTTTGACAATAAAAAAGCACCCATATGGGTGCTCTGAGTAAATTAGACTGTTAAAGCGTTTGTAAAATCCGCCCTCCATTTATCAATTGAATTGTTTGTGGTTCTATACCAATTATTGCCGGGCCTCCAGGTCCTGGTTGACCTTCAAGTGTTCCGTGATATCTCCAGTTCCATTCACCACTATTGGATGATTTGGTACCACGTTGCCCCCAACCTCCGCCATTGCCTGACAACGGGGAGCCTTCATCTTTCGTTTGCTTGCGATAACCTTGACCAGGAATTTCAGCCTGTGCATCCGAGACTTTATCGGTCTGATAGTTATTATTGAAATAACCTCTGAACTGTGGAACTTCACTTGAAATTGGAACTTTAGTCAGTGCCATCCCAAATGGTGCTCCACCACCTCCAGGCACACCTTGAATCGCATAGTTATACCTTGTACTAACACCGCTTGGTGTAGCACCACCACCTGAACCGCCACGAGCCAGCGCTCCATTATCAATGATAAGATTTAGCTTGCCATGGCGATTCAATAATCCTGGTGCACCTTGACCACCATCACGGCGCGTTTTAGTAAAAGCATTCTCGTAATCACTCTCACCAAAATAAGCCGCATGGGCAATACCTCCTTCACCTCCACGCCCCACGACCGCACCTTTAATCGTTAGATTCACAATCAAATCAGAAGGAAACTCCCCCGTATCAATAGCTGGGATTTCAGGCAACCCGTTCACAACATATTTAGTTGAAGGTCGATCCATCCAATGCCTGTAAATTAGCTCTGTTAATGGCCGATACGCACTTGAACTACACACCAGTACGCCAGATTCGACTACAAAGTTAATGACTCCAGTCGTTGGTAAATCACCTCTTTGCATTTGATATAACCGAGCTAAATTGAGATCTAGCTGGTCATAACGAATATAAATTGGTGTATCGTCAACTGGTGTATCAGTGTAGTCCTTGTCATTGAGGTAATAGCGCTCATCATAATTAATCGCTGTAAGCGTATTGGTCATTTGATCAACTGGTTCCTTCTTGGCCACCAAATAAGGCAAAGATCCTTTGGTATCATCATTGACTACGATATAAGTGGTATTCACAAAATCATCAGGACTGAGCTTTAGCGGACTATTCGGCAATCGCCCTAAAATCACTTTGTATTTTAAGTTAGTCGCAGTCACAGGAATTAGATCAACGCTTCCATCACTCATCTGCAGATAGATCACGTAGCTTTTACCTGCAATAAAATCGACTTCATGACTCAAGGTCAGGATTAAACCCTCTTGCTGTACCACATCACCACTCTGGTGAATGCCATTGCGATAATCAGCCACGGCAATACGATCTCGTAAAACCAACAACTCAGATTCAGAAGCAGCGTCAAAGGTGATGGATTTACGCTGGAAGCGCATCTTGTTCCAAAGCCGGTACGCATTGAAATGAGCTTGCCACTTGTTACGTACACCAACCGATTTGACCTCTTTAGGCTTTTTTATACTCTTGTCTGGTAAATAGATATTGATACGGCTGTCATCAGCTGGATCTGTGTATTCATAGATCAAGCCATCATAGTCATCCATCACGCCAAAACTCAGATCCTTTTGATACGTGTCGGGATAAATATTTCTAAAGTTAAATAACAGGACCGAGTTATCTGTTGGCTTCTCGAAATACAACTTGAGTTTGTTGTTTTGACGATACGCCGTACAACATACCGCATCACAAAGATTGGTTACCAACTCTTCAAATGATATGTTTGTATCATCAATAGTAGTACAGAACTCAGCTGCCAACGGTGTACCAAAATAATCCACTACCTCATAGTAAGTGCGATAGATATTTTCAAGATCGATCTCATCTACTGTGCGTCGACCAATCTTGTCATCCAGCGCCATCGCCACTAAAGCATCGGCAAAACTTGATGTCGGATACAACTCTATGGTCATTGCGCCATCTTTATATGTTGGCAACATACGCTGCAGATCAAAATTGATCTTCCGTGTCTTAACAGATAAAGCGCCTGTGGTTGCATATGTTCTGGCACGAAAAATCGTTTCTGATTCATAACGAGTACTCTGCAGAGGAAACGCACCGTATAACGCTTGCCATTTCACTTCATCTACGACATTCGGCGCTGAAATCGCTCCAGTTACACGGCGAGCACGAACACTACAACGACCCTGAAAAGTGGTCATATCTAGCGTGACACCCACTGTCTGACGCGATTTTGAAGAGCCTTTCATTGTGATCCGCTGCAGCATTGGGTTGCCCTGCGCTTCACCCGCTTCATTGACGGGTGTTACCTCTACTTCAAGGGTAATATTCACAACACCTTGAATATTACCGTTATAGACTGCATACAAGCCATTCGATGCTACAAAGTTACATAACACACGACTACGTTCAACATTATCCAGGATAAACGGACCAATCCACTTTTCTCCGTTTGAAATGATCTTTGGTGAGAGTGCATCAGTTTTCTGATTGCTCAGTTCTTTTAGCTTTAACCAATTTGGATTAACTGCAGCTGGATTCGATAGCGCCATGCGATCATCCGCAACCGACAAAACGCTATAGGTACCATTTAAGTCATAGCTTTGGCCATTAAGAGAAAAAGATGCATTACTAATCTGGATATGGTCATTACTGACAAACTTGGCTGTAAAATCCGTTAAGTCTGAGGTGGCTCTTAACAACTCATTTGGATAACCAAAGTGCAGATAATTATTGCCTTCCATTGACTGAGTATCTGCAGAACGAAGAATCTGACCATTCACCGAGTTTTGTTGCTGAACTGATAGCGGCGGAGTTGTAATTTCACTCCCTAAAGAGAAGTAAGGTTCACCCGCGACAATGTCGACATCTGGGCGATATACTTCAATTGATGCACCAGCAATATCAACAATGTTAGTTTCACCGTCATACGCGCCATTGATGTGATAGTGGCCACGGCCAATACACCCCACAATATGCTCAACCTCAACATTGTTCTCGTACACCTTGTAAGGCACAGCAATCAAGTCTGGCGTATCCCAAGCTTTACCCAAAACATCAGCCACACGACCATTTACCCGCATTTTGTTCTCACGGTTGGAAAGCTCGTTATTTGCAGATGAGGACTGGTTGTTATTCTGGGTAGTCTGGGCAATTGACGGCGTTGGCATCAATAAAGCCACAGCAACGCCAATCACCAAAGAAACCACCGCAGCAACAATGGCTGCAACTCCTTTTGGATTCTCAATCACAATGAATGTGCCAGGAAGAAAATCAAGTTGCTTCAGATCATGTTGATTTTTAGGTGTAACTTCGTTGGCCACCGAAATTTCAGCATGCTCCATATCACTCGGATTGTGAAAGATACGGACGTACTCAGGCATGTAATCATATTTAGTGGTGAGCCATTGGCCAATTGTGGCCGCGTGCTCAATCATGTTCTTTTCAGATAAAGGATCTTGTTTATAAATAATCTTAATCATAGTAACTGACCCGATTAAACCCCATTGCCATAACGACTGGTTCAGATAAATAAGAGACGCCACTTTCCATCAGGTGTAAAACCTTACCCCCACGAAAAAGCCCCACATGCGGGGGCTTGTTTCTTTGTCTTGGATGGAAGGCGACAATGCAACCTTCCTTGGGCATGGGCAGCGGATTTAATAGCTTTATTCTGGATGGCTTAAACTCAATGCTGCCCTTAGGCTGCATGAAAAGTTCTAAAGCTTCACGGCGATCTATTTCATAGAGATCCATAGCAGCCTCGTGGACAAAGTGGACACAGTTATAGCGTTCCTGATCATATTGCCGATCGAGTAAATGATCATGACCTTTCATAAAGCCCCCTTAAGACCAGTGAAGCGATCCAGTGAAAAGATGTCGCCAGTCTTGGCCGTATTCAATCGCGGTGATTCAGCCTTGAATGTCACTGCTTTATGGTCCATGGCCACGCCCGAAAGTTGCAGGCCAAGCAAGTAATACATGGGTAAGTTGAGATTGTCCGAGCTATATAGACGATAATTTACTGTTGGCTTAATGTCAGGATACTGCCCCTCCATCACCCGTTCAAACTCATCAGGAAGTATGTCACCAAGCCCTGAAATTGAAACAGTTAAAGACTGATCCAGATCACCCAACATGCCAGAACGTTGAATCTTGGCTGGCAGATATTCATAGAACAACTGACTGCCATCAGATTGATGGCGCACATAAACGCCTTGATCATCATTACGCACAACACGATAAGTATTGATGAATGAAGGGTGTGTCAGCTCTATACACTCCAGCTGATAGATATCGACCGTACGATTGAGAAAGAACTTTGCATATTCCTGATCCATTACACCACCCAATCCCTAATAAGTGCTTGATCTGCTGCCAAGTCTTTCTGGTTTTGAACAACTTCAAGCTGAGCATTAACACGAAACAGATTGCCGTTGACCTCATTGTTCTTGAGTGAATTGGGGATAAAGTTGCATAGGTATTGCTGACGTGTACCCTGATCGATCACCAGATCCACATAGAATGATGCAGGCATGCTTTGATAAACCCGCCAGAATGCCATCATCTTATTGAAATCGACTTTGCTGAGGCTCCAGTTCACATCGACAATATGGCTATTGCGTTTAACATCGATGTAGTAGCGGCCTTTACCACCATCAAACTGTTGGCGCTTCACATCATCACCTGGTGTCACGCCATAGCCATTGGTTTGGGGATTCAGTTTTAACTTGTACATTACTTTCCTCCAGGCAATAAAAAAACCGACTTACTTAAAGTCGGCTTCGTTTTAAAAAATAGATTATGTTCATTTTAGCAAATAAGACTTAAAAGGTTTTACATTATAGATACTTATTAAAATATCTGATTGTTAACGCAACGAATTAGGGTTTTCGACTCTATTAATTGAACTAATTTTTTTATCAATTGCATTCTCAATAACTACATTTAAATACCTTACACAATTTACTTTAAGCTCCTTATCATCAGATGACGTATACATATTTCCCTGAAGGACATCAGAACATATATCTATAAAGTCTTGATCTACTAAGGTATTAATTGTTAAATCTTTTATGGCAGTGACCACTGTGGAGAACTTCTCATCAGAAAGTTCTGGACGATCATTTTTAGCCTTGGTATCAAAAGTAACCTTTCCTGAGACAGATAAACCTTTTATAGAGTTAATACGTTCTTCAATCTCAATCAACTCAATTGATTTCTGTTCTTTAGAAGACTTTAATTGATTTATTGTATTCTGATCTTTACTTTCTCCTTTGGTATTTTCATCAAGAATCTTTTGATCCAAATTTTTTATTTCATCATTTAATGTTTTTCGTTTCATTTGTAGTTCAATTAACAAACTATCTGTTTGGGCTGAACTTTGAGAAACTAAAGCAACTGTTGGCACATTGAAAGGAATGGTTAATTGTTCAATTGTATAAAGTGTTACGATATTTTTTTGATATCTTTTTAAAAGACTTTCATAACTTTTTGTTGAAATTGCATTTGATAAATATGCCTCACATAAACGATAGCTATAATCACGAAGTAATTGAATACTTGGAGTTCTCATTCCAACAAATGCTGCACTATCTTGCATCGCAGCAGATAGCTCTCCACTCGCTTTAGCTGCTGACCCACCTTTTGCCGCAAATTCTGCTGCATAAGCAGCCATTACATCTGGACTTGGCTCAGCACACGCGACCTTATTTTTAATTTCAGAATACTCCCCCTCTTTAGTTTGAGCATAAATCGCTCTCTCACCAACCAAAATTGCTCTTTGCCTAGCATCTATGAGTTGGCTTTTATTACTATTAAGATTAAAACTTCGGTGAATACTGTTGAAATTTGCACACCCAGAAAATAAAGCAACCCCAAACAGTATTGGTATAAATCTGATCATAATGATTTCTCTTTTTTAATAATTGTTCTTTTAATAAACAGTCATCTACAAGTTAAGTCAATCAAAAGACGATAAATGCCACCCCGAAAGGTGGCTTTATCTAATTAACGATTACGTCGTGCAGTCGTATTCTTAGAAAGCGATCGACTGATTGGTGAACTTGGATTATCTATCTGTTCACTAACAATCCTTGGTACCGCGCGTGGAAGATTGTTCTCCAGCTCATCTTTGACAATAAGCCGGACAGTATTTTCATCCAGTTGCTCTGCTTCGACTGCTACGCCTTTCACTTGGTTCACCACCTCAATCTTAAAATTGATCGAATGTGCACTTGGTTGTACTGATGCAATCGTCTCAACCTGAGGGCGTGCAGATCTTCCCAAAGTAAAGTCATATACATCCTCAAGATTTGAACGATCCTGAACCAGTCCATTAGGCGAGAAATACACTTTGCCATCGTGGACCAAATCTGAACCTGTAGAGATCTTTGAAGTATCCTCTATCTTGTTAGGTTTATAGAGAATCTGATTATCTTTATTCCTTTGGGCATCCATAAACACCTGTGAGCTCATCATCGCACGGCGCATAACATCAGATGAGGCATTGTTTTTGAGAAATGCTTCAGGGTTTGCACTCTTACGCATACTCTCAACTAAATTAACACCACCCCAACGTTTAATATCTGCCTGCGACCAAACTACTTCGCCTTTGTGAACAGATCCGGCAAGCTCGTATTTACCACCTTTACCCGTATAACCACCATCAGCAAAGCCCTGGTCTTTAATTGCTCGTATGTTGGCAATAATGCTGGCACCTTGTGCAATTGCTCCAGCTATTAAAGGAATGTTGTAAGGGAAACCAGCTTTAGAAGCTGCCGCAATGTTTTGCTGAATGGCAATACCGGCGGCGGCAATTGCATAAGCCTTATCAGCAGCAAACATGATCTTGTAAGCTTTAGATTGCTCACCGAACATAGAGCCAAACATTGAAGTAAGTGAGCCCATCATTTGTCCACCAAGTGCGATTTGAGTGTTCAAACGATCTTGCTGATACTTGTCCTCAATATCTTTGGCATTTTGAGCATACTCTGCAGCAATAATATTTCGCTGATCTTGTGCGGCCTGTAGGATTGCCGTTTTCTGATCTTCAAACTCTTGCTGACTAATTAATTGCTGTTCCATTTGTACTTTGATCGCATCCAAACCTCCTTGCTCGTTATAGTCAACCGCTGCAGACTTGCTATCAAAGAGATCCTGGGCAGTACCAAGACGGCTAAAACGATCTTGATCCTGTCTATAGAAATCTCCATAACCATTCATATCCGCCTGAATGCCACCCCAGTTCTGAACAGCGCCAACAATCTTATTACGCATCTCATTTTCCTGTGCGGCTTTAGAGAACGTAATCATTTTTTGGCGCTCATCAACACTGAGCTTGGTGTTCTTCTGGATCTCTTCACGTTCAAGTCGATAGCGTTCTTGCATAGCTTCAGTTTCTGACATCAACACTAATTTAGCCTGAAACAAGCGTTGCTCTTGAGCGAGCTTTAACAGGCCCAATTCTTGTTGCTGTTGTTGATTAAGTAACTCAACAGCTTTTTGTTGATCAGCTTTACTTAACTCAATGTCATGTGCAGCATTAAACTTTCTACGATCGAAGTTATCTTTTAATAGTTTCTCCTCAGTTTTTTCGAAATCCTTGTAATCATCAAGTTTGGTACGTAAAGCCTGTTGCGCGATCGCAATATCATTATCAGCACGACGTTGGAGTTCAGCTTTAATTTCCGCAGAGCGTTCTGGAGTGAAGCCTGCCTTATCAACATCCTCCAACCGGACTGTTAAGTTGTTCTTGATTCGCTGCACTTCGCCAGCAACTTCATTTTCAAGAGCTCTCTGTGAATCAAGTTGGCGCTCAATCTGCGATTGAATATCAACACCGGCTTTATCACTTCCCTTACTTGCACCTCCTTTCACTTTGCCTTGCATGCTTGGTGATTGATGTAGAAGTTTTAGAACCACACCATCCTCAAATGTCACAGTACTGTAATACCCACCGCCTTTAGGATCATACGCAGTTTGAACATCCTTCACGGCCACATTGGTTGTGATTGGGGTTCCCACTGGCATTGCAAAATCAATTCCCTTATGAAAAGAAGAAGCCCCTTTGGTAGGGGCTTTTCGTGGTCCATAATCTGAACTGACTCTATATGCTGATAAGGGCTTATCTGCAGCTTTTAATCGAGCTAAGTGTTCATTACTGACTCGTTGCCCTGACATGGAACCGCCGTAACGGACATCAAGATGTGCACCAGTGCCAATACCTGAATTACCAGAAATACCGACTAAGCGTTTAGTTAGTTTCTCTTGCTTTTCAAGTTCTTTCGTCCTTTCCTTATCTTTATCAATTAACTTATCAATTGCATTTTCTTGATTGAGAATTTGATCAATCAATTTCTCTTGTTGAATAGTTACACCTTCAAAACCTTTCTCCTGGTTCTTACGATAAGTTTGTAATAACAGTTCAGCCTTTTGTTCTGTTGCACCAAATTTTTCAATTAAAGATTTTTTAAACTCATTGTCCCATAAGCGGTCAGTAAGCATTTTGTTTACATCCTTTAATTTTTCGGCAAATTTAGCAATATCTTTTGCCGCATCAATAGCTCCTTTACCTGCATCATTAAAACCTAGTTTTGCATTTGCTCCAGCCGATTTAGCTAAATTCAACTGTTCATTTGCCTTTACTACAGCCTCTTTCTGGTCATCGACTTTTTTCTTGCTATCCACCAATTGATTGATCTGTTCGCTACTAATAAAGTCAAGTTGATTTAAACGATCAAACGCTTGCTCAACTTCAATTGTGCCCGATTTAAGCTCAGCCCAGATTCGATATGCCTCCTTATTTTCTCTATTACTATCTAAAACTTTTTCAGTTAATTCTTCAAAATCATTTTTAACCTTCTGAAGCCTCAATGATTGAACATTTAACTCTTTAGATAATTCCGATTCGGCCGCACGTAATTGAGCACCACTTAAATTATTTAATTCTTCAGCGGCCATTCCAGCGTAATTGGTTTGGTCTTTTAGCATTTCATTTGCTTTGTCACCATTGTTACGCATCAGAAGGTAAGTTGCTGCAACACCTGCAACAGTAAGCCCCAAACCCACTGGTCCGCCTAATACCCCCAATAAAGCCCTTCCTGCTCCTATTGATGCAGCACCTGCTGCTGCCGTGCGCGTCTGAGCTGCAGCCAAAGCGGTTTCCGTTGCTGTTAATTCAGCATTAATAACTGCTTGTTGGCGGCGTAACAATCCCAAGCGGATTTCCGAGTTGATTGCTCCTTGAGTTGAAATTTGACTTTTTTTACGCTGGAGCTCCAGTTTCAACTCTTCAATTAATTGAACTCTGATTGCTTGTAAACTTGCTAACTTAGTCTGAGCATTTACAACTTCCTGTGCTGCAGCTGCTCGTTCAGCTTGAATAGCGGCATACTGCACGGTAATTTGCGTTGCTAAAGTTTTGGTTTTAACTCCCATTGCAACGACCGATTTATACATAACTGGGATAAGAGTACCTAACCAGTAAGCACCCCCAACCATTGCAACATTGGTTAAGGTTTCCAGATTAAAAGCTAAGTACTGAATAGACTTAGCTATTGCTTGAGCTGCACCACTACCTTTCCCCGCTTCACCAACAAACTTAGTAATTTCATTGTTAAGTTGAGCAATCGTTTGACCGATGGATGTATCCGTTTTTGCATAAAGTTGATCAACACTGTCTCCAGCCTTCAGCAAAGCCTGCGTAATAACTTCGCCTGTTAATTTTCCATCCAACATCATTTCACGCAATTCGCCACGTGTTACGTGCAAGCCCTTTGCCATAGCATTTAAAAGCCCACCTGCGCCATCGACCAGACTATTATATTCTTGAGCCCTGAGAATATTCCCATCGATTGACTGGCCGTATTGGAACAAAGCCCCTGCGGCTGCCTGAGCTGTAGACCCACTCATAGCCACGGCTTTGGTGGTAATTTCTGTTAATCTTGCTAATTGCTCTTGATTCAAATTTAACGTTTTACTGTTGGCTACATACTTAGAGTACACATCATTAACAGATTCCCACTGAGCACCAACCCTTTGTGCGATATCAAATGTATCCTTCATCGCACCATTTAGTTGCACTTGAGTGTCAGTAACCACTTTGAGTTTATTGTATAGGTTGGTATATGCATCCATTTTAGAAACCGCAGCCCCAACGGTTACCAATCCAGCCATGTAACCTGCCAACTGTCGTGTTGCTACGCTAAGTCTATCTGTAGAACGAGTTGCGAACTCTCCATTTCTTTCAATATTATTTAGCTCATCACTTAAATTGCGGGCATTTCTTGCTGCGTTTCTTGAGTCAATCACAATGACTAAACGGGATTCTTGGGTCATCTTACTTTCCTTTATGCAATAAAAAACCCGCATAAGCGGGCTTCTATATTTTAGAACATTCAAAGTACATATTTTATTTACACATTTTTGACCAAACTTCGTTAAATGTTGCCTGATCTACTTGGGAGCTCTCACCTTCAATAATGGTTAACTCTGGAGTTCCTATAAACCGGACATATCCTGAATAAACACCAAATCCATTTTTTGAGTTAACTTCTCCACACAGTCCTTTCATATTTTGAAATTTTGCTGAATCTGGATCTTTTAGAATTTTTTTAACTGATTCCTGAGCTACCATTTCTCTATTAATATTTAATTCTTTTTCAGTTGGTTCTTTTTTCCCACAACCCGACAATCCAATTAATAAGCCAAACATACCGAATAATATAATCTTTTTCATAAAACTACCCTCTTAAATCAGAGCATAATTTAACAAATGGATTAAATTAAGTCATTAAAAAACCACCCTAAGGTGGCATTTGCTTATCTAACACTTATTTTGGATTTAGAAAGTAAAAATAAAAAATAAGCGATGCTAGCAAGATGCTGGCCACGGTTAGATAAAACCCCACTGTATTAAAGCTCTTTAAAAACTTATATATTTCCATAATTCACGCACTTTAAATACACCATAAAGTTATAGCAGTTACTTCAACAACTTAATTAACAAAGGAGGTCAAATTATTATCACATAACTCACCCACTTTTACTTTTAGCCTTAGACTTTTTATGAACCTCATCTAAAAACAAATCATCCAAAGCAAAAATGCAATCGTTAAAGATATGTGGACCAACAGGCAAATCATTATGCTCAGCATAAACATTAATGGCCTGCTGATCTATAGATAACGGCGTACCCTGTTCATATCGTCTGGATCTGCAAATCGTGCCAAATGCCAGCAAGATAGACTCAGCGGCATAAGATGATTCGGGTGGCTCAGGAATATGACCACCTAAGAATTTGATTTGCTCAATTTCGTGCGACGTTTTCGATGCGTAGGTTTTTTGGTACTTGTAGAGTTCAATGACTTTCCCAAGATATCAGCCTTATCTTTATCCGCATCCTCTTGGATCTTCTGAGCCTCAGTTTTGATGAACAACCAGATCGAAATACCAATATCACCGAGATTAAACAATTTAGATGCGTTCTCTGCAGTGTAAGGTTGATCAGTCTCAACTGTTTTTCCTTCGACGACTTCTGCAAACACTACACCTTTCCAGTCCTCAATCAGATGCGCTGCACAGGCATCCATCAATAATTCATGGTAAAGCTTGTCACCTGGATTAATGTCCATCACATCATAGCCTTTCGATGAAATCTGATTACCTGCTCGCTCGATCGCGACCTGAAACGGTTTATATGCAATCCCACGAATCTTGAATTCGGCTACTACGTTATCTGTAGCATCTCTAAACTCGCACCATTTAGACACAACCGAACTTTTCACAATACCGACTTTTAACGCCATAACGACCTCTAAAATTTAAGCAATAAAAAAGCCCATGGCATCCCATAGGCTTTGTTAATCAATATGTTTATTACACCAATGCACGCACAATGGTCGGACTGGTTCGCACCTGGGTAAAGTTGATATCAACAGTGATGATGTCATCACCACCGCCGTCTGGGTGATTGGCTTCCATTACTTCAAGCTGCGGGAAATTCAACGAGTATTTACTGCCTTTGCTATCAGTAATATCAAACGTCAGCGTAAACACATCACGGGATTTGATCGCATCGATCCAAGCCGCAGATGTAGCAGAGAACATGAATGAAGCATTCGCCTCAATATCCATCATCTTCTCTAAATAAAACTCAGGTGTATATTTACCTGAGCCAATACAGCGAATGGCTTCTAAATTGTTGTTGAATGACAATGTGAGTGACTGCAGACAAGCTTTTCCTTGAATTGACTGACCATTAATCAGCAGCTTATCAACATTTGGCATACTGACCACTGGACGGCTTGACGCTGCAACAGGATTCACTACAGGATTAACTTGTTGACGAGTAAATGAACTACCAACTAGACCAAAGTTACCTGTGATCTTTCCTGTAGTTTGAATCGTAATTTCACCTGTATTAACTTGCACACCACGATAGATAAAGACTTGGCCAATATCTTCAAAGACTTTTACCAAGGTCAGCGATTTACGTACACCACCACCAAAACTGATTGCATTTGCAGCCCAGTTATTGAATGCCAAGACACTCAAGAATAAATCAAAAGTACCGATCGACAATTCAAACTCTAACTGGCCAGTAACTTCTGCCTCAGTTACTGCCGCACCCTGACGAAAGCGTGAATCCACCACTTCATTACTTTGTTCTGTTGAAACGTTTTCAGATAACCCATCTGAAACACGGCGGACGGTATACCAAATTGGATTTGCTGGAGTTGTTCCCAACACTGCTTCTTCACAAGCATATAAACGGATTTTTGCGCCTGAACTCATTTATAGTTCTCCCAAATTTAGGCATTAAAAAACCCGCTGATTAAGCGGGCTATTAAAAAGTTCATTAAATTGGCTCGTCTGTGACTTCAGATTGTTCGTCTGTGACTTCTGGTGGTTCAACACCTGCCATTGCTGCAGCTACTGCCTCAGTTAAGTTTGTAAGCTGGAAATCAACAGGCGGTTCAATTGGTGTCTCTAGTTCAGGCGCTGCTTCTTCATGTAGACGAATATCAATCCAACGCCCTACGGGAATATCTAGCGGATTTTCTAGATCTGCTACAACTGCAGCAAGATCGAAATCAAACTTGCGCTTGTAAGTTTTAACTGAGATATCGCCGTTTCCTAATGTTTCATATACAACTGCGACAATCGTATTCCCATTTGCATCCTTAGGTACTTCGATATACCAACCTTCCTGGGCAAAGCCTAATGATCCTTTAATCAGATAATCACCAACACCATGTTTCTCAAACTTAATCGGCTGCTTTTTAGCATCCATATTGAGATCAATATAATCACTAAATAGCTTAGCAACTGGAGAAGCTGCTTTAAGGAAACCTGAACCATCAACAGTCGTGTTATGTTCACCCCGTAAAGCATACCAAGGCGAATAACTGCCATTGTAGCCTCGGCGTCTAAACCCAAAATAGTTGGAAGATGTGCCGATACAAATGTGAGCTGCATGCTCTACTGTGCTTGCCACGTTTAAACCAATGACATATTGAGCAAAAGTACCAGGATAATCTCCAGCTGCACCGGCATTAGCTGATGTACTTTGCAAGCCTAAAAAACTACCTCTATTATCAAAACTTGCTAACGGTGCGGACGTTAACATGAAGTTCGTGGCAAAACCGTTATTCACTAAGCGCTGATATTCTATTGAACTTGCGTCAACTAGACGACGCCACGCGGACCAAGTTGCTAAATCCGAAGTAGATCGATACCAAATTCGACCACTCGTTGCTGAAATATACACTTGGCTTCGATAACTATTTGAACCCGAAATACTTGTAACGAGTAAAGAGCCGACAACACCAGTTTCAGGAAAATTTAAAGCCACCGTTGCACTAGCAAAAGTATCGTTACCATAGAAACCCACGGCGGTTATGTTGTTTAAGTCTGCACCACCTACATCCGTATTGCGTAATGGTTTTCCAAATCCAAAATCTCCAACACGTAATACGCGACCAACAGTGTCATCAGATACTGATGTTGTTAGCGTTCCACCCGCGGCAGTGCCAGCACCTTGTACCTGAGACAAATTGGGATTTAAATTTGGGATGCCAGAAGCAAAAGGCAATATGAATTGCCGCTTACCTTGAGCAGCATTGTAGGGATATGGACGATGATCCCAATTAAATTTAAAAACTAGATTGGCCATTATGCTGTCACTCCATCAATTACCTGAAACGTTAAAGTCTCAGAATGTTGAGTTACACCACCAACCACAGCCTTAATATCCATTTGACATAAACCCAATGGCCATGCCGAAGTGCTTGCACCTGATTTAATGTTTAACCAGCCCTTTTGATTTGCTTGGTTTAATGCAACGCAGGTTAAAGCCGCAACAGCACTCCCATCAACAAGGGCTTTCACCTGCGATGTAAATGCAAAACCTGTTAAATCAATTGCACGGCGTACATCATCAGGCGGAAATTGCAAAGCCTCATCAGTATCAACAAGCTGTAGATTAAGGTTGAAGGTGTCACCGCGCTTAAAAACAAAATTGCTCATAAGTGATTCCTATAGTCATAAAAAAACCACCGAAGAGGTGGCAGATAAAATATTTAGGCAATAAAAAACCGCCTTTCGGCGGTGTAGATTGTAATGACGCTCATTTAGACTTCTTTTGCTCATTTTTAGCTTCCAAACATTCCTCCTCCACTTGGCGTGGAAAATTCACCATAGCAAGCATGCTATTTTCATCTTTTTCGTTTACTTCTGGAAAATCATAGACCTTATCTACCGCATCACTCACGTCATCTCTATAATCGTCACCTAAAAAACTTGTAAATACTAATTTTATTGCATCTTTACTAACATCAGCCCACTTGGCGTTAAAAGTAGAAAAAGTAACTTTACCAATGTTCTCACAATATATTCCATTAGATATTTGGGTAGGCGTAGGTGCAGTTTCTGCAATAGCAAACGCATTGCTCGATAAACATAATAATAGTGCAATAAATAGGCTTTTACTTTTCATGATTTTTAATTAACTCTAAATTGTACTGATATATTGTACTGGATAAAATCGCTATCCTTGCCTGCATTGATGGCTTGCCCCTGCAGACATTCCAAATGCTCAATATTGAAATACTCGAAATGGGCCAGTAATGCATCGCTGAGCTCAGTGATAGTTTTCTCTCCAGTATGAAGTCGGTCAAAGCATTGGATGATGATATTGCCGGTTCGCCGTGTACAAGGTTGATCAGCAATACCTGAGATAAAGCTTGATCCACCCGCTATCGTTAAACGACACCACAAGCCTGTTTTAGGCACGTTAAAGTTAGGGGCATTCGGATATTGGATTCGTTCTTGATCAATACCAGTGAAGCCCTGCATGCGTGCAATGATGGCTTGTCTCGTCTGTTCTAATGTCATTGCCATGTTAGCCACCGTACTTATGTTTGATTGTATTTATTGTTGTTGAGACCATACCCAATGGTGCCTGATCTGACCATCCATTCTCCAAGCGCTCAATATAAGGCAAATTATTTTGAATGTAGATCAGTGAGCCAAGCTTGGCATTCTGTGCAAAGAAAACAAATGATCTATTGATTGTGCCTTGCCCTGTTTTATCTGTAGCACTTTCATCATAGGTCTTAATTGGTGTCTTAGAAGCAATCCAATTACCTCGTGCTGCACCTGTATCAACTGGTGTAGCAGTGATGACACCTTGAACTAAATCTAGTCCAATATCTTTCATTAATTTTTCGGCATCCGACTTGACTTGGATTGAAAAACTAGTTGGTCTCGTTCCTTTCCAAGTCATTTGATCACACCTATAAAATCACCGACAAGTGAATTGAATTTATGACAGACTCTTAACTTTGCTTTTTAAGCCGGTTAAATCGATAATATACTCTGATGCTAAATCTAGATTATCATATACACCACTAAACAAATTCTCTTGAAAAGAATCTATTTTTTGTACATATTCTCCAGTTTGAATATTCTTTTCCAATCCTAATATTAAATTACGTTCAGATCCAGCTGCATCTTTCAATTTCCTATATACACTTTTAGATTTTGAATAAAAATCATCACCAGAAATACTTTTATACTCAGCTTGCCCATAAAAACTGACTATTCTTCTGTAAAACTCCTCTTCAGAAGCTCTTAATTTTTCTCGATTTTCAATCAAATTAAGATACTCTTGATTATCCAACTGTTTTTTTTGAACAAAACGTTCAATTTTCGAGATAATTGCATAATATTCAACAGCACTTTCATAAATTTTTTGAGAATCTATCTCAATTTTTGATTGGTAGTGCTGCCCCTTCCAATCACTAAATAATACAAATGCTGCGACAGGCGCTAGGAATGTAGCAACAAGTGTTAAAGTATCTTTAAAAAGCTCGTATCCTTTTTGAGGATCAAAACTAGAAATTGATGATTTGTTTACAAGCAAATATAAACCTATTGTCATATATAAAGCTGCAAAAAAAACAAAAAATGCAATTAAAGCCCTAATTTTATTTTTCAATTCAATGTTTGCCATATATCCCCCTAATTTGAAAGGATATTAGATCAAGTAATCAAACCATTCTCAACTGACAAATCCAAATACTTTGACTCGGGTCTTGTGAAACATGAATCACCTTGAATTTACCCTGTGGTGTTACCCATTCATCATTGATCAGCGGTATCATGGTTACTTCATTCTGCAGAACAACAGCCTTTTTATCGGTGGCCAAGACTCCAAGCGTTTGGATCTCATACTGACTATATGAGCCAAACAAGACACCACTGCCAGAATAATTCTCTTTAATCGCCGTATGAGTTTCAGTCAAAGGATTCCAATCAGTTTTTATGATCCGCTCACACGAAAACGATTGAACGGCATCAGCCAGATCTTCATTAAATGCCTCAGCAATATCCGCCTGCAGCTCGTCACGTAGTGTCATTAGATCTTCCTTGTAAAGAATACTGAAGAACGTTTAGTGAATGGCTTAATCAGATCCAGAATGTATTGCTCAGTGGCATTGATCTTTACTGATCCATCCTGATATTCCTTTTCTGACTCCACCGTATCTGCCTTTACACGCTTACGTTTTAAGGATTGTTCCTGCCCTTGGTAGAGCTCACCCTTCATAATGCCCTTAATGATCTCGTATGAAGCTGACTTTAACGCCTTAGGCACCAGTGTCACATCTTCATAAGATTTCACATTACGGGCAATCAGATAGGCTTCTGCCTTTTGCAAATAATCAGCCTTATCACTGGCAGATAAAGCATCAAAGCCTACAACATGATCAATTGCTTCTTGTTCAGTGATAAAGCTCATGGATTATTCCTTAGGCTCTAAAGGGATAAGTGCAAGTAAGTCGTCTTTACGGGTAACGCCGTCAAATGAAATACCTTTTTCGGTCAATACCGCTTTGATTTCATCAACCTTGAGAGATGAATAATCAACAGGATTTGATTTATCTTCGTTCTGAAGCTGATTGACACCTTCAGGCTTTTGATCACCCGTACCAGATTCTAGTTCAGCAATACGTGCTTTCATTGCTTCAGTATCATTTTTGAATGCAATAAATTCACCTTTCACACCTGCCAACTGCTCTTCAAGTTCATTCACTTTTTCTTGTGTCATTTGTCGTTCCCGTGCTCGGTTAAATGATGAAAGTCCCATTTCTGGATCTCCAAAAAAATTAAGGCGGGATTACCCGCCTTTTCGTTATTTGATCTTGTGCTTGAATGCCACGATACGGATTTGCTTAGGATCGTATACGCGCTCCCAGTTTGTGCCCAACGCAAGACCAGCATTATTTGGTGCAATACCTGTAGCACCTGCCCATTTGATTCCACGTGGATGCAATACAAAGTGACGGCGGTTAATCAGAATGTCGGTACCCGCCAAGCTATCACGATCTGTTTCCACTCCAACTGGTGCACCTACGTCTTGAAAGCCAATTGCACCTTGGCCAAACAGGAATGATGTAAATACATCACCATCAACAGGCATACCATCATCAACAATGACACGGCGATCCATAAAAGTTTTATAGAGCAACACACCATCTGCATCACGAACCGTTTCAATCAAACCTTGCTTAGACAGTGCTGCCATTGTTGCCGAGTGCATAGAAATCGCCGTCAGCTTGTCGACAGCATCGCCAAGTTTGTATGACGCATCAACAAATGAAGATCCATCGATCACCGCTGCTGCACCAGCTCCTGCCGAGATGTCATGAACGTTATCTGCCATGCTTGCAGCACCAAATACGCCCTTAAGTGTATTTACCGTGAAGCCTTGGAACTCTCGCGCCCAGTAATCTGCTACAAGATCACCAACAGCACCTAATGGATCATCACCAGACAATGCTTTAGCTAGATCATTGGCACCCCATGCCTTACCACGTGCATGAAGGATTGCAATATCTTGGCCTGCGGTAATGTTGTTTACAGTGAGTGCCTTGGTATCTGTAAGTACTTCGGACTCACCGCTTAAATCATTCCAGAATGGAATATTTACCGTGGTACCGCCGTTTGTTCCAAAAGCAATTTCGACATCAGGCTCACCCACAATACCGGATTGCCATAATGCAGATTTCTCTGCAGTCTTATTTAAAACGTATGGGGTGAATAATTCTGGAACGATTACATCAGCAATTTTTGTTTCAGACATTTGGCCTTCTCCTTAAAGATTAATACCGTGTTTTGCAGCAAGTTCTTTAGCCAGCTGCGGATTTTCATTTCGTAATTGCGCAAGTTTGGTGAGATTCACTGAACCATCTGCTTTGAGGATGTCGACCTGACCTTTGGTATTGGTACTACCTGGTGCACCAGTCCCGTTTGCTTTTGGCCAGAAGTAAGGCTTTTGCTCGCGCAGGGATTCAACCCATTCTTTTGGTGATAATGGCGTCTTGCCATCTTTACCAATGACCACTTCACCTAACTCATCAACAGCTACCGCTTTGCCGTCCTCATCTAAAGCGAATTTAGATTGAGCAAGGAATGCAATGTCTGCAGTCGCTTCTGGTAGTGCTTCAAGCTCGACAGCAGCCTGGACAATCTGACCCTGTACCACTGATTGCTTAAACTTATTCGCATAAGCTTCCGCGTTATTTGCTCGCGTAGTTTCAGCATTCAGCAACTTGGCATGTTCTTCACGCATCTTCTCGGTGCGCTTCTGAATCACTTCATTTACTTTGCCTTCAGCAATAAGTTTGGCTTCTTCGTCCTGATCAATTTGGGCAAACACCTTTTTCACAATTTCAGGATCAATGCCCTCAAATTGTTTCTGTAAACGTTGCAGTTCCTGTTTTGCAGTCTTAGCGGCATCACGCTCGCTCTGTAAAGCAGACTTCAAACCTTTAGGATCTTCATAGCCGTCTAGGTCAAGGCGGAACTTTCCGTTCTCCTCAACATATAAAGCACGGTGCTCTTCTTTGATTTGGTCTAGTGAATCCACAATGAATGGCAATGACATGTTCAAACCTCTCGATTGATTTAGCTAAGCCTTATCTCAAGGCGTAAAAAAAGCGCCTTAAAGGCGCTTTGGGTGATTAAAATTATTTGATTTTGAAGGAGGGATTATTAGTAAAATGATTTGAAATTTTTTGCTTATCAATTCTTACTAAGGTTTTAGGCGGAGCAGATTCAACGTCTAGTTTAAACCCTTTTTTCAATTTATCTTCCAAAATATCTATCAATAAATCTGTAACAACAATTTTATCTTGATCACAAAGAATATTATTGGTTCCGTCAGCAAGGTGAATTTTATGAATGTTTGATTTAACAAATTTTTTCAAATTAATTGAAATTGGCTTATCGTTGACAATCTCAGAATATAAAACAATCCATTTCGTTGCATCTTCTTTATGAACTCGTACTTCAAGCTCTAATGTTTCTTTTTTACTATTTTTTTCCGCTCTAATTTTTAGAGATTCAATATTCATATTTAATTTAACCTTTTATTAATTTTGACTTAAGATAATATCATGATTTTAAATATATTTTGATCTAATTAAATAAATTTAAAATCTTTTAATATTTGCTCATCTAAGTTTTTTAAATATTCCAAGGAATACAAACGCCCCTCAGGATCAAAGAACTTGTCAAAATCAAATTTACCTTCCTTATAGAGCTTAAAGCGCTTGGGCCCTAACCACTCTTTCTGAAAGAAATCATCTGTTTTCTTAAAGAACTCTTTAAAGGTGGTGTTCGCATCGATCTGGCCAATGAGCTGATCACGCTCATCGTTTGGTATGTCCTTAACTCGTCGTTCATCCATCACAAATGGACGTTGACCAACCAACAAACCATCTTTATCGACGGGTACTAAAATACTCCGACAATTAGGATGCAACGGCGGTACGCGCTTTGCAGGATCGTGGATCTCCCAAACAGTTCCATCCAATGATGCACAGAGTTTTGAAGTTCTCCCGTCCAGTGTTGCAACCAACCTGACATATTCAAACCCCAACTGATTGAAGCTATTTAAATATGCTTGATTTGCGACATGGCTGCGTACTGTCCTCACCGTGCGCTCGATGTCAGCCTTACTGGTATTTAGGATGCCGTCCTCATAATTCTGGCGTTTGGTACCACGAATGCGTTGGATAATTTCCTGATTAGTCTTTCCGCTGCTGATGCCGTCCCGAATTGTATATTCAACTTTCTGCCGAGCACTTGTAGCAATTTTGGAAAGTAAGTCATCAACCAAAGCACCGCCTACTAACGGTGTTTTCTTCGCTGAAGAGTAAAGCTTATTTCCATTAGGCTTCCTGGTCTTGCCGCCGTACAGCTTAGCAGTGTAATTTGCTTCATATACCGCCAAAGCTGTAGCAGAAACGGCGAAAACCTCAGGAATGGAAGTACTTAAACTGGCGAACCACTGTGAAATGAGATCTCGAATCTCTTTAAGGTTGGTTGTGGTATATAGCCCACCAGCCAAAGCAATCTTTTCTGCATCATTTAACTCATCTAGCAAATCCCGAAGCTTTGAAAGCATTTGGTCTGATTCAGAGTTAAATAATCTGGTTAATTCATTCACCGATTGAGATGAGACCCGATACAAATAAGCCTGGTGCTGAGTGAGCACCTCAATCAGATTCTTAATTTCATCTGAAACCATTTAACACCTCTACAATGGCAGACTATCCCGCTCTGCTTCCACACGTATCAATTCATCTTGATATTCATGTGATGGCAATTTACCTGTAGCGATATATTCCCAATATGTTCTAAATGAGTTTTTACCTTGTAATGCACCTTCATAAAGTTGCTTGGCCAGATTGATATCGTATTGCTGAACAATAAACTCAGGCTTCACGGTAAAAGAATATTTAGATGGATCTAACTTGAGCCACTGAGCCGCATACTTAATAGCTTGTTCAATGGCCTCGGCAGCACACATCACAATGCTGTGTAAGCTGGCATGCTGATCATCCTGACGTGCACGGCGGGCTTCGCCTGATTCCTGAGTATTGGTATCAATGACCTTGGCGCCAGCTTCCAGTGCAGCATTCTTTTGGGCATCCATTTCCTTTTTGGTCATATCAATCCCATCACCTGAGATTTCCAAGTAACCACAGGTTGATTCCTTAGGTAAATCCCATACGGCCATTACACCTGTGACACTGATATCTGAATTATCATCCAAGCCACTGATCCATGGTTGAGGGTGCGCCGTATGGTGCAAAGACTGAAAATAATCTGCACTCAACTGGTAATACTTCAATGCCGCTTTGGCCATCGTCAGCAATGGTACCGAACCCACATGTGGTGAATTGTCCGTGGTACCGCAGAAGACAAACGGCGTAAAAGAAAGTTGGTTACCACCCAGATCAGGGGTTTTATCTTCTGGTATTGAACCATCGAATAAACGTACAGTTAAAGCGCCGTCTTTCATAGATAAAACACGGTGCACGGTTTTAGTATCATGGCCAAATTCATCAGCACTGTTATCAAACTGCTCCTCGAGCACCAACAGCTTAAGATCCTTACGCCCTCCGATGCTATTTTCTTTCCAGTTGATAATCGAAAGCGCATCATACATAGCGAAATAAGGTACGCCGTCTGCATCCACGTCTACCAATAAACCACAGCGACCGCATTCGAGCAGTTCAAGGCAAATACGGATAAATAACTGCTTAAGCCCAAACCCATCATTGGTCGCGTTATTAATCAAACCAACCAGCAAAGAGCTTTCAATAACAATGTCTGGCTCAAGCTTTGATACCAAGCCGATCATGGTTCGTAATGAATCTTGAACCCATAGCGGATATTGAGCACGGTTCACATAAGCCTTATAGATCTCACCTGCAGTATCACCTTGCTTCTCTGCTTCGATCATGCCAGCGGATTTAGGTAAATAACGAACAGCAGCTTGTTTAATCTCTTCTTCACCAGCAACAGCATCTCGCATCAGCTGCCAGCTTTTTTGTGCAGCAATATACTGCGGATGTTTATCAGTAACTGCCATAAAAACACCGTAAAAAAAGCACCTGTAAAAGGTGCGTTGGTTAAGACATACCTCGGATCCTTCGCATTCCCACTGACTTTTTGTCGATCGGGAATAAATACGCGATTGGATAAGTACCTGCATCATTCATATGGTCAAAACCTGACTTCTTATCAGGCTGGCCATAATCATCATAGATCTGACGTTCCAGGCACTTCGCAAAGTGCGGACACTTGGTTACGTTTACGAATAATCGACGCTCCGACAAGGTATTGCAGAGCATGCCATTCATTGAGTTAATACGATCCTTCACAGCAGGGTTTCTGCTGTTGACGTGAACCTTAAAGCCAGCCTTTCTAAGTAGCGCCAGATCTGTTTCACTGGCGTTGCTAGACTTGCGGTTTTCACCTGAAGCATCAGGATAAATACCAATCTCATGATCAGGATAACGTTCCTGAATTGCCTCAATCATTGCAGGGGTATCAAACAGATTCACAAACTCATCTACAGCATGCATCTGCTCTCCACGGCGAACATAAACCACTGCTGCCATCTTGGTGACGTTAAAGTCCATGCCTATATGTAAAACGTCATTCGGCTGAACTATCTCATTTGATGCGCTTAGCGTTCGATTAAAGCAATAGAAAATAACGCCCTGGTAACTCTCAAAACTTGCCTCGTATTCCTGGCTGAAGGTTTTAGGATCCATCTTGCGTTTTGCAACAATGATCTCTGACTCAGGAATATTCCCACCCTGTAAGGATGTATAAGAGAAGCTTCTACAATCAGGCTCATGCCCAGGCTGGCCATCCATGAAAGTGTCATAGCAATGGTTAAAGCCTTTCGGTGTCCCGATCCTTAATACATGTCCACCGACACGCTGTTCGCCGTTTACCACATACTTACAGGTTGAAAGCATTGGGCGAAGTACTTCTTCCCAAGCTGCCCATTTACAGTCGGCCCATTCATCAATAATCAAAAAGAATAAGCCAGATCCGCGTAGGTCATCATAATTATCAAGACCGACAACTCGGATAACGTGGCCACTTCTTAAAGTAATTGAACATTCAGTTTCATTTGGCTTGCCTGCACGCCATGATGCTGGGATGGCTTGTTTTAACCGTTTCCAGAAAACCCGCTTAGCTTGTTTAAATGTGGGTGCTGCATACCAGATTTCATCCTCAACGGATACTTTCCATTGAGCCGCTAGTCTTGCTGCTCTACGCATCTCGGCTTTGGCCAAAAAGGTTTTACCAAAACGGCGACCACAAACTGCGTCCCGAAAACGTGCTTCTTTCTGCCAGCCCCATAAATAGATATTGGCCTGTTTCGGAGTTAATTGAACTGAACCCTCAGGAGGATTAAAGAATTGGCTCATTCGGTATCTCCTCATCAGGATTCAAAACAATTTTGTAATCCTCATCAGGTGGTCGATGCTCCGGTGGATTCACTTCACGCTGCAGCTTTTGCAGTTCTAGCTTTTTAATCTCAAGCTCTACATCGGCTTTGGTCTGGCCTGCCTCATCACCGCTGCCTTTAGTAGGCTGCCCACCTTTCTTGTCATAAAACCCCTTCATGATCTTTTGCATCTGTTCAACAATCTGGAGTGTAAATTTGACGTTGTTCTTTTTAGACCAGAGCAGATCATTCAGGATCTTCAACTGAACGATGTCATTTGCTCCACTGATTTTACTCAGTGGCTGTTCGAGATACTCTTTCCGTGTTGCTTCAAAAACATCCCTGAATTCCTTCCTTAAATCCCGACCAGCAACCTTATTGGGGTCATAGGCTTCAACTTGCTGCGGTGACACATCGATGTTGAATTTTTCCTTGATGTCCTTAACAACTTCGGTGGGTGTCATGAATTGCGCAAGTGACCGAACTATATAGAGTTGCTCGGCTTTTTTTAGCTTTGCCATAATTCAAAATCCATCAAGGCCCATCAAGGAAACAGGCCAAAAAAATGAGCCTTATGGCTCAAGTAATAGCGCATGTCCCGCAGCACTTAGTAATGCTTAGATCAGATACAAACGGCGGTTGCTTCGCGACCTCAACAAGACGCTTAACGTTCTCGCTTGCCCCATGTCGTTTGACTACGCCTATAAACTCTTCAACGTCATGCCCCGCTAAATAGTGCTTAGGTAAACCAGTATTGTCGCTATAGACAATCTCACCGTCTTCATCTCGCTCAACTCCTATGTGATACAGCTCATGCTCAATCAAAGCACAAAAGTTTCGATCAGTGGTTTGCTCACAAAAGCTTGCATCTATAGTAATTAAATAGATCGGTACAAATCCAAACCAGTCTCGCATCTGTTGCTCTTGCCTTGCTTTGCGCCATCCACCAACGTTAAACATGACTTTTTCACATTGACCTAAAACCATTTGCTTTTTAACGGTACAAGCCTGTGATGCCCATGCAAATGCTAGAAATTCTTCATTGTCATGTAGCAACTCGGCTATGTGGTCATGATCAGGGTTATAAAGCTCAGCTTCAGCAGTGAGATAATTGGCTATTACCCATTCTTTTAAATCTGGTGCTGGTGCCAGCCGAATTGCTTCTTCTTCCTCAGCTTGATCCAAGAGTTCAGTCGGCGGAAATGGTCGAATCTGATTCATTTTTTAGTCTCTCAAGCTCACCTTTAATCCAGTGAATGACATAGCCCGATAATATTGAATCAGGATGAAAACGCTCAATCTTATATCCCAATTCTTCAGCTTGATAATACCGATCCATACTCCAAGCCTTATTTGCTAGCTTTCCACCGCGACCGCCTGACCATGGCCCGCCTTCTATTTCAATCAGAAAACGTAATTTCACGATGTGGAAATCGAACCGCCAATGCTTTGTGTGGATAGGTTGGAATTTACTTTCAAAGCCAATGGCATGATCTGTCAGTTCTTCTTTTAGGGTTTCATAGGCTTCTAAATAGTTTTGTTTAGCTTTCGGCAACGGCGTGTTGCGTGGCTTTGATTTATGCTCGTGCTTTTTCGTGAGTTGAAAATATTGATCAACTTTCATATTTCACCCAATAAAAAAGCCCCTTTAGTAGGGGCTTTAGAAAGCAAGTAAATCAAATGAATTAAGGAAGACCTAATTCGGAATGAAAATATTGTAATGTACAAAACTTAAAACGATTATCTGTTGTGCTAGTTCCCTTACCAACGCATTCGATGTAACTTGACACATACTCTTCAAATTCAGATGTAATCTTCTCTTTATGCACCTGAATTTTGTCAAACTCTTTCTGATTTCTAAGTCTAAATGTGGTTGTATCAATATCTTCTTGTTTTACGACCAAGGCTTTGGAATAATCCAAACCATTCCAAAAAAGTTGCTTCCCTTTTTTGATAGGAATTGTTTTAAACCCATTACTATGATTCAAATTACTGCGTAAAGGGATAGCATAAGTTATCCCCCCCACGGTTAATGAGATAATTCCATACCCTCTATTTTTTTCCAATACCTGAGCACGATCTTTAGCTATTTCGTTATAAGCATCTTGTTTTAATGATCTGATATCCATACTTTACCTTTGCGCACAAAAAAACCCCTAACGGGGCTTTCTTGTGTAGAATAATCCAAGGAGGTTAATACTATTTAATGTGGGGATGCCTCTACCGCCACTCATCCATTGAGGTTGATGCTATTTAACAAGGGGATACCTCTACCGCCTTTCATCTACAAAATAATAATAACCCATATCAAAATTGCTTGCAAGTAATTTTGATAAAAACCATGTGACATCTGATTGTTTCAATTGTCTCCCCCTCTTCTCTGTTAAGAAAGGTATGAATATTTATGAGCCAAATGTTTATTGGCAATTGCTATTGTCTCGGCATAAGGGAGCTCAGCACAAAGCCAAAATCGATATGTATTACCTTCAACAATATAGGATAGACGGTTATACGATATAGGATTGGCGGTTATACGATGATTGCTTGGTAGCATCAATTTCGCTTGCTTCAAAATAGGTCCCTTCTCGGTCAGTCACAACCACACCGTCCAGATCACCACCAATACAAATATTCATCATAATTATCCGTTAAATTATGAATAACAGCTTAACACATAAAGTAAAAAGCCCTACCGAAGGAGGTATTTGAATAGAAATTACACTAATTTGGCACTAAGGCTTTTCTATCGCGTATTTGATAAATGAGTACACCAATTTGTAAAGCTACGAATAATCCAATATTTCTAAATAAATCAAATATAAAGTCTGAGCTTCCAAATGTTAAATCTGTCAAAAACATGAAAAATACCAATGTAGCATGCAGAATTAAGCTCTTTCTCCATTTAATATCAGAAGCTGTCGCAGTGTTTAAATAGCCTATTGTTACAGCACCAACAATCATAACTATTACGCCCAAAATCAAACCAAGTACTTCATATTGATTTGTAGTGAAGTAAAAAATGGATTTTACAATTCCTGCTAAAATGAAAAAACCAAAAAATGATCCAATTGAATTTCTTATATAGTAGTAATTGTTATCCATACACACCCTAATAATATTGCAACATTAAAAAACCATATTTAAATTTCATTTTTATATTTAAGCCTAAGCTTTATTTTAACTTTTTGTAAGCAGAAAAAAGCCCACCTTTCGATGAGCTTGTTTTTTTAACCTCTAGCCTCTCGGCCAGATTCATCTTCAGGAACCCTATAGCGCCAATAACGATCAGGCTTAACCCAAACTACGTTGTGCTCAGTTTGTTTTTTGAAGCCGCTATTTACATTCAGTTTTAAAACAAGATTACCTTCCGCATTTTCCTTAAGATATTGCGTTTGATCATTTTTAATCAGGTAATCAACTACATCTTCTTGATATAAACAACCATCTTTCTCAAGATTGGTAAGCATCCATTGAATTACATCTTCAATTGACAATCTATTCCCCTTGTTTCTTAACTAAGATTAAACTCACTTCTTGAAACTTCCCAGATTCTAGTTTTTTTCCAGCAAACCATTGGCATTCATATATTCCTGAAAATTGCGACTCACCATTTAAAGGTGTTGTTCTAATCCTTTTTAAAATAGTCATGTCAGGGCCTCCAGCATTCAATTTAACAATATCGCCAAGGTTATATTTTGCTACTCTTAACTCGCTCATAATATTCTCATAAATTATTATAGAAATTATTATTTTGGTACAAGTTATTAATTTTCAATCCATCTTTAAAAAAAATTTAAAGCCCCGCCAATAACATATATGTCAGCGGGGCTTCATATGCCGTAATCCCTTCAGCAAATATTCATGTCAAAAATCGTCCTTGGTTCGGGGGGCACTACCCGTTAAATTAATGTTTTCATCTTCATTCTCCTGACTGATCGCTTATGCATGTCAAAAGTACCTATGATAAATTTTTAGGTAATAAAAAACCTCCCTAAGGAGGTCTAGATTAGATTACAATTTAGAAATCAACCTAACTTCTAAGCCATTTCTAGAAAAAAATTGCTCATTTCTTCTTTTATAGACAACATCATAAAGTATTACCGAATTTATATAAATTGTACCAACTAATTGAGTATCGCTTTTTCTTTCCAACTTCCTCTCAACTTCCATAACAGCTGGATGTAATTGTTGACTGTCATCTTTTATTAAAACTGATTCATACCAAAATTTTTGGTAGATCACATTATTGATTATTTTCATTTGAAACTCTCTTATTACCTGAAAGCATCAAACTAACATTAATGGTTAAACTAAATCTCACTATCTGTTGACAGCACAAATTACAAGATCAGAAAAAAGCCCACCTTCAGGTGAGCTTTTTTCTTTTATTTAGGTAATGTTACAGACTCTTCAATCTTCACAATAGGTGGAGTCTCTATATCAGGTGGCGTAGGTCTCGAAGGAGGCTGATTTGAATGGTTATTTGTCATTTCTTAATTACCTTATCCTTATCTAGACTTCTCTCAATCACAACTACTGGAGGAGTTGGTATGTCTGGCGGTGTCGGTCTATTGTAATATATTGAAGTCATTATCATTCATCATATTGAATCAATTATGATCAATATTACAGTTAAAATAAACATAATTCCACAAAACTTTATTTCACTAAATGCTCTTTTTAGATAATCAACTTTAATTAGGCAACCCGCCTCGTATAAGTCTATTACTTCAACAATTTTTTTAGACAAATTGTAATACACATGAGAAATTTCATGCTCAACAAATAATTTTACAGTCTCAATACCTGTATCTAATTTTGCTACCGACTCCACTCTCAAAGCCTGAAACAAAAATCTTGCAATACTGCACAAAGAAAAAAAAGTTAAGACTATTAATACAACAATGAAGCAATACAATCCTCCTTTTGAAGAGTTATCAAAAAGATATTGCTTAGAGAAAATGCTTAGAGCAGCAATAATCAGAGAAATGAAAGTTAAATATTTAGACGCTTTATTCTCCAAGCCAGCATAACGAGCCTTAATTAAGTCAAGTTGCTTAGTTTGATATTCAAATAATGCTTTATAACTATCTTTATCTAATTCATTGTTATTTGACATAATAACATTCACCCTCAAGGGATAAAACAAAAGCTCGCAAACGCGAGCTTTTCATATTGGCGTTAAATAAAAATTCGCCAACGTAACACAAATATGCCATAACTTGTGTACACAATCAAGTACCTGCCCTATCTTTCACAATTATCTAGATTTAAATTATAAAATATTACTGTAATTTCTTTGGTTAAATAATCTAGAAATTGAAACTTTGCAGTTGGTTCAGGGGTCTCAACCAACCAAAAAGTATATTTTTCATCATCCAATGAATATTCAATCGTTTGATTGAAGAAGGATACACAACCAGCAAGCATCTTTAGATCATTCAACTGAATTACACATTCAAATAAAAAATTTGCCTTTTCTAAAGGCTGATTAGCTTTATCAAAGTTAATTTTTGTGAGCTTGTAAATTGCATTACTAAAATCATAAATAGCTTGATCAGGTGTAGATTTCATTTCGTTAATACCAATGTTCTTTATTGAGATAAAGATTAATACTTTCATGAATAAATATGTTTATTTTTCAAGCAAATCAACTTTAAAATTCGGATAACGTCCTGAAATAAATGCTAACCCGCACTTCATATCTTGGCGAATCTGAATAGTTGATGTTTCAAAAATTTCAGCAGCCTTTCTTAACTTGGTATTATCTACACAAACACACCAGATAACATCAAGCCAAGCTTGTAATACATCACTTTCATGCTGCCTTAAATCTAACACTAATTTTTGAAATGCACGTGCTTCATTATCATTTATGTCGCATAACATTCCTTTGTTAAAGAAAGGCTCCTGAAAGCTCTCATCTCGCAAATACTTTACAAGCAATTCTTCTCTCTGTTTTTGGCTTAATTTCTTTTTAGGCAGAGATTTATAAAATTTCTGCTTTCTCTGTGTATCGCCATTAATCCATGCCCCAAATTGACGGAACCAGCCCTCTAGACTAAATCTCGACCAATCTGTTGTTTGCATAATAGTTAATTTTGCATTCATTGTTCATACCTCTTTAATATCAATGCCGTGAACCGTTTTCATTAAGTGTTTTTTAGTGCGATAACTTGGTAGCTTTCTGGTTGCAGCAGACTTCACATCCTCAACAATGTATGTACCTTCGCCATTGTAGTAAGTGAAATCCGCAAAGTATCTAACAGCTGGCTTTGCTCTCATTTCCCCTTCTAATTTAGTCTTAGGTGCTAGTTCAAATTTAGTGTGATGTTCTAGCCTGATAATCTCCCCACGCTGCTGCATCGCTTTGAGCTCAATGTACCGTTTGTATTCTTTTTTGCTGTCAAAGGTCATACCGTCAAGCTCAACCTTCTGAGCATTGAACTTATTACGTTTAGCGACCTTAGGCTTATCACACTGTTTAAGAATTTCACGGCGGTACTGATCGATGCTCATTGAGCTCATGCAAGTACCCCGAATAAGTCATGCCCCTGAGCAGCAGGATTAAGCCACAAACATTCTGTGCGTAGTGCAGTCCCACGACCAGCAGAAATGCGGGCGCTCATATCTAAACGTTTCCAATCAACTAAGAATTCGTCATATAGATCGCTTGCATAACCTGAAAGCATTACCATTCCATTTAGGTTGACCATTGTTTCAAGTAATTCTTGATGATCTTGATCACTCATTTCATGCCGATAGATCCGACCAGTTTGAGCACCGTCATAGCGGGTATCCATGACATATGGGGGATCTACATAGTGAAGAGTTGATTCTGAATCATGATCTTTGAGCACTTGAACAGCAGGACGATTTTCAATTAATACACCACTTAAACGCTGCCCTATAAGGCTCAAGTGTTCAGGATAATTTACCCATAATGATTGCGCTGTTCCGTATTGGCGCTTTGTATCTATACGGAAACCAGTTATGCCTTTTGTTGCACCAGCTGACCCAAATCCCATCTGTGCACGGATACAAACACGGCGTGCACGTTCAACTTTATTTTCTGTTTGTTCCCAAGCATTTTCGAAATCTGCCCGGCTATAGGGAGTTAAAACCAATTGCTCAACAAGTTGCTCTCTCGAGTTAGAATCTCTTAACACTTCGAAAAGGTTTACGATATCGCCATCAAGATCATTGTAAACGTCTGCATATGAACGCGGTTTTTGGAGTAAAACACCTGCCGCACCTCCAAATGCTTCTGTATAACAAACATGATTTGGCATATTAGAAATTATCCAATGTGCTAAACGAAATTTGCCTCCGTGGTACCGAATCAAAGGGTGTTTCATGCCGCATTCCCCTTTTGCTCAAATCCAACTTGGGTTAAGTACTCAGCCCATTTTTGGATATTCCTCGGATCTTTCAGCATGGTTTCTAAACGCACTGCAAGCTGCTCGTGAGATTCATTACCTACGGCGTATTTCCCGAAATCTGGAATACGAGATAACTTCCCTGCTAAAAATTTGATTTGTTTTTCAGTGAGGTTGTTTTCAGATTTTGATTCCTGTTTCTTGCTTGGTTGAGCAGATCGATTCATGCGGTCGAGTTTTGCCTTTGCCTCAAGTAACCAGTTTGCAAAGTGGTAAATCATGAGTTCATCACACATAGATTTTTCAGCATTGAATTTCTCGAATGCTCTAAATTCACGATTGAACCAACTTGCTGAGATGATCTCATTCGGATTGATCTCAGGATTTGCTTGAGCAATTTCATCACTCAATTTTTTTGAACAGAGCCAGTGTTTTTTATTTTTAGATTCTATTGATAGATTCTTTGATAGATTCCGTGTACCAATATTGGTACTGTTTAATGGAAATGTTGGTACTCTTTCAGGGAAATGTTGGTACTGTTCCAATGTTGGTACTGTTTCAGAATTTAAGCCTTGCGTATCAATGCTTTCATCTTCTAAGTGTTCCATTGTTGGAACTGTTTGCTCACGACCTTGTACACCAATTAATCGGTACACAATTACTTGCTTAGTTCTGCCCTTTCTTTCGCCTGTATCAAAAATTACGCCGTCCAAAATCAGCTCTTCTAAAATCTTAAAAAGCGTCTTTTTATTGATTTGACAATCTTCTGCTAATCGACCAGTACTTGGATAACAACAATGCTGTTCATCTGCCCGGTCAGCCATAGATAACAAAACTAATTTCTTTAATGCTGGGGAAGATCCACCCTTCACTGCTGTGAATTGTTTTTTCCATGCCCAGACTGTTGCATCTAAACTCATGATTCACCAACCTTGGGTCTTACATATCCGCCCATGTACTCAATCTTTCGAGCGTTATACAAACTCGTTTCAATCTCTCCCGCCGTATGCAATGAAATACGGCCAAGGTGAGCAAGTTGTTGTCTAAACTCTTCACGGGTTATTGCCGCATTTTCTTCGGTGTATCCACGCCTACGGAGATTTGCTTTATTGCGTTCAAGCAATTTATTAAGAAGATCCAATGCAGGTTCATACCAAGATTGAATCGCTTGAATCTGCTTGTAATCTGGAAGTCTTGTATTCATGAAACCTCCGCTAATGCTTGTGCTGACTTGGTGATACGGCGTTGAGCTGATAATTCAGAAACGGATGCATGGCGGATCTCATTGATCGCAAGAAAATATATGAATCCTGTTTTACATCCAAGTGGCTTGCACTTGATAAACTCGTCATATGAACCGTGCTCTTCTTCCACAACTTCAAATATGTTTGGAATTACTCCTTCGCAAACTGACACCACCATGTCCCCCACAACAAAGTCGCTGTTGTGGGTTGTTACTTCGTTTGTTATATTTATTTCATTCATTTGATTTACCTCGATTGAATATGACCGTCTGACCTGTTACAGCAGGAAAGCGGTTTTTTATTTGTCCTGAATACAGGCGTTAATTTGTTGCTCGAGAGTGGCAAGCAGTACATGCATTTCGTGTATAACCTTTGCCATGTCGATTGCCTCGCCTTGTGTTATTCGTCCATCAGCAAGCATTTCTCTAAATTGCTTGCTTACATTGCCTTTCTTGATGCCGATATTTAGAAAGGTATCCATCAGGCAACTGTCCCTTTTGCACTCAGGTATATCTGGTAAGTCGATGGCTGCTTTGCCATGTTCTGCACAGATCGCCTGAAGTATTCGAAAATCCCCTGTTATGCCCATCAGCTTTGAAGCTTCAAGTAAAGTCAGGTGATGTGTTTCCGTGTTGGGGTTGACTTTACTGTTGAGTACCGCAGGGCTTTTGATACCCATGCGTGCTGCAAGCGCATTTGCTCCGCCTTTAAAGTCGTGAACCGTGTGATAAGCCGCATCTAATATGTTCATTGCGAGTCCTTTTGAACGTGTTTATTAGATGGCGAGTTGACTACTATTTTGAGTAGAACGAATGTATACCCAATTAATGTCTGGTCTAAGTTCTTCAGCTTTTACCTGACCATTCGTAAATTTTTCAATTGGCAGGCAACGATCTTCAGGGATTCTCTCGAAATTCCACTTACTTAAAGCCCATGGAGTAATTTCTATTCCCCTGGCTAATGCCGATTTACTACCAGCAATTTTTATAGCTTTTATCAATGCTTCTTTTGGAGTGCTCATAATGCAACCGAACCCACTACTTAAAGTAGAAGATAATATACAACTTAAAATAGAATTGGTGCAACCTAAAATTCAAGATAAAATTCTACCTTATGTAGAAAATGGACAAGTTTCGATGCCACAGCCTAAATACTTGGATTTTGCTAATCGCTTAAAAGAGCTGATGGAAAAAGAAGGCTCGACAATCAAAACTGTTAACCAATTAAAAGACACTATTGGCGTTACTTATGAGATGGCTCGCCGCTACACATTAGGTACAGCAAAGCCAAGAGAAGAAAAACTACAAACCTTAGCTAATAGTTTTAATATTGATATTAGTTATTTGGATCATGGAACTAGTTTAGAAACAAATATCTCAAATCCTTTTCCAGTAGCAGGTCGATTAGTGCCAGTTATTTCATGGGTACAAGCTGGTACTTGGACTTGTACTGAGGGTGTGCCAGCCGGAACGCAATTTGAAGAGTGGTTACCACCCAATCCTAAATGTGGAAAAAATGGCTACGGTTTAGAGGTTGTAGGTGAATCCATGCTTCCAGACTTCCGCCCTAGTGATAAAATTTATGTAAATCCTGACTTTCAAATAAGTGATTTAAAAACAGGTGATTTGGTTATCGTTGCATGCGATGGGGAAACAGAAGCAACCTTCAAGAAATTGATTGTAGAAAGCAATGGTATGTATTTAGAACCCTTAAACCCGAAATGGCTTGAGAAAATCATGGAGCTTCGTGAAGGATGCAAATTGGTTGGTAAGGTTGTGGGGTTATATAGGGATGTCTGAACATATTACTCCTCAAATAAAGTTATTCTTTAATTAATATAAGGTTTAATTACTCATGGAATTAGAAATAAATACCGTCAGACATTTACCAATTAGTGAACTCCTTTTAGACCCATTAAATCCGAGACTTGGGGAGTCAGCTAATGAAAAAATTACGCAAGATCAGATAGTTTCATTAATTATTAATAACTTTGGTATTGACGATTTACTTAGCTCAATGTCATACAATGGTTATTTTGAAGCTGAACCTCTAGTTTGCCAAAAAAGAAACGGTCAATATTATATAATTGAAGGTAATAGACGACTAGTTACCTGTTTAATTTTAGGTCAAGATCCTCGAGCAAGAAACCATATTAAAGATTTCAAACACTTCATAGATTTACATAATGAAAGAGGAAGTCCAAATGTCATAAATCTTCCTATTGTCATTTTTAAGGAGGATGAAGACCCTAAAAAAATAAGTGCTTATCTAGGAATACGCCATATTGTTTCAACTAAAGATTGGGATTCTTTTGCTAAAGCAAGATGGATCAATGAAACCATTACAAATCAAAAAATTTCTATAAAAGATATCTCAATTATGACTGGTGATAAAAGCGGAACTATTAAAAGCTTACTATCTGGTTATAATTTCATGAATCAATTAGAAAATGACCGAAAATTCAACAGAGATGCGACTGTTCGCAAAGGCAGAGGTAGCAATGTGAGTTACCCATTCTCTTGGGTATACACTTTATTTAATTATCCAAATGCTCGAAATTTTTTAGGTCTTGAGTTTTTTACTGATGAAGACAAACCAAATTTAAATCCAATTCCTGAAAATAAACTAGATGATGCTGTTTTCGTAATTGATGCTTTATTTGGTAATAGTAATAAAGGGCAAGATTCTTTATTAAAAGATTCTCGTGAAATTCCTAAATTCGCAGAAGCTCTTGGGAATCCAGAAAAAGTATATTTCCTTAAAAAAGGAAAAAGCTTATTAGAAGTTAATAATTTAACTACAAATATCAATGAACGCTTAGAAACCATTTTCTTTGAATGTATTGAATCACTAGAGGATGCTCGAGATCGTATTACGAAAGAACCTCAAAATATTATTCAGCAAACTATTGCAGATAGCGATGATAAAATTATTCATATCAATAAATTATTAAAATCCATCAGGCAGCAACTTTCAGAAATTCAATCTAATTCTAAAGATGATCTGGAACTGTAAGGCGAACTAAATGTCAAATCAAAAAGTTGTCATAGATGCCGATCAAACTGAATTAGAGGCTCTTCTAAACTCATCTGCTCCATTAGATGCTGGTGTAATGGATGATCGCCATGCTAGTGCTTTGGACTCGATAGATACTGAAGAATTAAGTAATTGGGCTGCTAGAGATGCTGAATTAGATGATTTAGGGTCTGATGTTTCTACTGAAATAATTTATAGAGCAAAATTATTAGACGATGCTTATCCTTTTAAAATTGAGGATGGAAGTCTAAAAATTAAAGAATCATCAATAAATTTATTTTATATATTTTGCTTAATCTTATCTCAATCAAAATTAAAAGCTCAAAAGGGAGAAGCTGCATATAATCAAATGATGGCTCGATTCTTTGAGAGATCAACTTTAGGAATTATTCGTTGCTCATTGGGGCACTTAAGTAGTGGACATCATTTTGGCTTCCCAAGAGATAATGGAAGTAATATTAAACAAGCTATAAACTCATTGCCGAAAGATTTAAATATTTCAAAAGAATGGAAATATAATCCTATAGATTATGTTGAAAATGAGGTTTCGAATCAAAAAGATTTAGGAATCGATCAGATTATTTGGATCAAAAGACCAGATAATCGTACTTTCTCTCATCTTTTCTTTTTAGGTCAATGTGCTTGTGGTGATGATTACATAAATAAGTTTAATGATATTGATATTAATAAGCTCAATCAATATTTTCGACCATTTACTCACACTCAACCAGTAAAAATGATGAGTATTCCATTCATCCTTACAGATGATGATTTTCAGAAAGTTTCAAATAGAGCAGGTTGGCTTTTTGATAGAATTAGCTTAGCAGGTATTTATAATAAACATCCTGAATTGAATAAAGATTACGATGAAAAACTTATTGAACTTATATGTAATTCGACACCATACGGCGAACGATTTAAAAAGTCGTCACTCTATAAGAAATTAGCACCAGTTGAAAAAAGTGAAATTTAAATAAATGGTAAGTGTTAAGCTTACCATCAAAAATAATTTTTTAGTTTTTTTGCAATAACTTCGAATAATGGTGGTGGGACAGCATTTCCCACTACTTTATATTTGTTCTCAAGATTAACTTCTTGCTCACGCGGAAAAATTAGATCTCGAAAACCTTGAAGTCTGGCTGCTTCTTTATACGTAAAACGACGAGCTGGTTCCGAAGTTGAAAATTCCCATTGATCAGTACCAACTTTTACCATATCAGGGCTAACAGGGTGAAGAAGCATATGTCTTGCGCTGCTTACCATTGTCCGTGAAGTTTCGTCCCACCCTCTTTTACGGTTTCGTGACATATAATACCAATGAAAATCATAGTTATAGTATTCACTTACATTTGGCCAAAGAGGCAAATTCTTGAGAGCTTCCCGAATTGAAATTTTTGGCATTAATCCAATACCATGAGTAGGTTCTGGAAATTGAAACTCAAGACCATAATCATTTCGAATACCTACAATAAAGATTCTTTTACGCTCTTGAGCCACACCATAATCGGAAGCATTTAGTACTTTAAATTGGACATTGTAACCAGCTTCTGAAAAGACTTTAATTTGGTCTTGCAATAGATGCTGGAACGTTGCACTGGTCATCCCAGAAACATTCTCAACAATAAATCCTTTAGGCTTAATGTAATTTAAAGCCCGAGCAAACTCTTTATACAAATAATTTAATTTATTGTCTGCTTGGCGCTTACCACCTTGGCTAAATCCTTGGCAAGGATAGCATCCAGCTAGTATGTCTGCTGAAGGAAAATGTTCCAACTCAGTGATGCTTTGCAAAATGTAATCTGTTTCAGGATGATTAGCCTCATAGACCTCTTTAGCATATGGTAAAATATCATTGGCCATAATGACGTCAAATCCGGCATTTATTAATCCTGCGTCAGACCCACCGCAGCCCGAAAAGAGTGAAACAGCTTTCATTTTTTTCCTTTAGAACACTACCTTCATAGGCATGAAATCCTACGAATAGTACATTAAGATTTAATATATCACTAGCAACTTCTTTTGATATACAACCTAATTCATAGTGAATTGCTCACTTAAAAAGCTATATTCGTAATAAAAATGTGGAAACTCATCAATTTGCTTTTAGAGATAGGTTTTCTTTGCTAACTACAGAATAAAAAAGCAATCAAAAGTAGAAGACAGGAGATTTAATATTGACAAATTTTCTACTTTTAGTAGTATTTATCTCGTAATCAACAAAAAGCCCCGTGCTCTTGGCGGATGAACGGGGCTTTGCAATTAAGCGAGATAAGTATGAAACAAAAGTCTACACCTAGTCAAACGTCCCAACGTTTACATCAACACCCTTCTGCTACTGATTATCAGGTCAGTACACTCGATTTCATCAAAGTTAATCTAAAAGATGCGCTTAAGCTATTCCCTATTCTAGTTGTAGTTTTCCTAATTTGTATCGTTCAAATCTTTGTTGTTTACAGCATCTTTGGAGGATAAGCAAATGGGACAATTACATACAGCTTCCAACCCAAAAACCAAGCGATTAAACTCGTCATTATTGAACAAAATACAACCGACAAGCTATGACGCACAGAGACTTGTAAGCCCTGTAAATACTAGGGTTTCAGCATCATATACACAGGGTAAGACCAAGAATTTGGACCCTGTCATGCAAAAGAAACGCTATACCACACCTTTCGCGCAGTTCATCTGTAAAGACGTGAACGGCTACTACAACGTACGCCTTGGCCCAAAAATTTATCTGGTCAACGTATCGTTAAATTACACCCCTGATTTTGACGGTGAATTCTTTGGTGGTGCACAAGCTGCACGCTTTGAATGGCATTCTATTCTGGTTAAAGAATCAGTAGAAAGCGAAGTACGCCCCATCACTGATGAAGAATTAGCTGTTTATTGGCTAAAAGGTAATATCAAGAAAATCGTAAATTACCAACGTGCCATAGAACGCATAGCTCGAAGCCAAACACCACGCTATAGCAAAGAACAACGGATTGATTACCGCAACGCGCAATATAACGGTGCCTAAGGAGATTTATGATGAATGCAGCCGTGAATCAACAAATGGCATCAACCAGTACACTAGATGCCTTACAACTTATTCAGCTTGAGTTAAAAGCACCAAAGAGCAAATACAACAGCTTTGGTAAATTCCATTATCGTAGCCTTGAAGACATTCTTGAAGGTGTTAAGCCACTGTTGCAAAAGTACGGCGCTACCCTTGTTGTTAGTGATGAAGTACAAGAGATTGGACCAGTCGTGGTGATTACAGCCAAAGCAGTCTTTACTGATCCTCAAGGCAAACAAACCATGACTACCGCACATGCTGGTGTGGAGATCAATAAAAAAGGAATGGATGTCGCTCAGACTTTTGGCTCGTCCAGTTCCTATGCGCGTAAATACGCATTGAATGGTCTGTTCCTGATTGATGATACCCAAGATGCCGATACTGATGCATACCATCAACAAAGCAATACGCAGACTCAGAACAATCAACAGAATGCCCCTGCTCAAAATCAGCAGCGCAATCAGAACCAACAACCTGCACAGCAACAACGGCAGCAGCAAAACCAAAATGCTCAACCAAATGCAGCACAACAACTGACCAATGATTTTCAGCAGGCGTTAAACGCAATTCATCACACCGACAAAGAAGCAGATCTAGGTGCGATCTATAAGCAGTTTAAAGGCACACGCTATGAAGCTCAGATTGTGCAGGCCTGTAAGGCAAAAAAGGACATGGAGGGTTGGAGTGCGTAAAAACCTACATTTTTAAGTATGTGGCCAAGCTTCACGGCAAAGGCAGCTTACGAGGACGTGTAGAGGCTACGACAGCTCTCCAGGCTAAACAACAGATATTGCAAGGCAATGAATTGATCAAGGATGTCTCAGTATCGCTATTAACCAATCAAAAGGCTGCACGCACGCAGTCTTTTGAAAAGCTTAGTAATTAGAAATGAAATTTGGAGTAAAAATGCAAAAAGTCCAATTAAAACCAGAAGAAAAACTGCAACAGTTAATAGAATCAGGCGCAAGCCTAGTGAACTCAATAGATGCTGCAACAATCCTTGGCTATAAGCCAAATACACTTCGAGTTTGGGCAAGTACAGGAAAAGGTGACCTTAAACCTGTACTAACAAAAAATGGTGCTAGATGGCGTTTAACCGATATTCGCAATCTTATAGGGGCTTAGGCCCCGTTTATCTTTTCTAAAATCACTAAAATTGCTTTTACCTTTTCTTTTATAGCTTCTCTATTTTTATATAAATCTGTATCTGAGACATCCTCATCTACGGGATTAGGGAAATCAAAAATACCCATTCTTTTTTCTTCTTCAACTAGACGAATATGTTCTTTAATTAAATTTTTATAATCAGATAATAATTTTTGTATTTGATTTGGATATTGATTATAAATATTAGGATATTTCTCAAGAAATTCTTTTAATTGAGAAACATCTATTCCTTTTAGCTTATCGGAATTAGGATCAAACTTACGAAATTGTTCTTCAAAGAAATCACGTAATTCTTTAGTTAAATTATTTGCATGTTTCCTACGTTTCCACCCAAGTAGTGAAACACTCTTTTTAAAAATTTGCTTAAGCCTAACTAATATCAT